GAAGATACGATAGATGAAGTGTATGATAAATTAGGTTTAGAATACAAAAGAGATAAGAAGGAGATACAATGATACCAGGTAATTTATTTACGATACCAATGTGGTCCATACCCACATTAAATTTTTCTGAAAAGAAAAAACAATTAGAAAAATTAGTAAAAGCATTTCCTGAAAAGAAACACGGAGTACAAACATTTGCTACAAATAGGCAAAGTGATAGAAGTGGTTTTGCTCAGGCTTTTACTAATATTTGTAGTGAAGAATTAAATATGTTATCTAAAAGAATTAAAAAAGATATACATATGGAAGACATATGGTCAGTTTCTTACAAGAAAGGCGACTATCATACACCACATAATCACGGTGCTACGGGTTTGACAGGTATTTTATATTTAAATATGCCTGAAGATGGTCCTGTTACTCAATATATTCAACCTTGGAATGATTGGCAATCAGATAGAACAATATATTATCCATTACCAGTTGTTGAGGGTACAATAGTTGTTGTTCCTAAATTTGTTAGACATTTTACAGAGCCGTCTAAATCAAAAAAAATAAAAAGAATAATTAGTTGGGATATGAAAATAAGTTAATGCCAAAAAAACAAAAAGTTAGATTTCATAGAGGTGATAAAAGGCCAAATAACTTACAACCTAATTTATCATATACTAAAAAGATGGTAAAAAGAAAGAAAAACATCTATTGGCAAGTAATAGAAAAACCAAATAACAATGTTGTGGCCGAGTATTTTTTTGAAGAAGACGCTCATAAGTTAGTCAAATTTCAAAACAAAAATAAGGTCTGGCAACCAAATGGTGGTATACCAAAATTTTTATGGACAAGAATTTAATCATATAAATATAATAAACAATTGATTTATATGGAACAAGTGATTATAGTTATGGGGAAAATGAGAGAAAAATGTTTAGTTTTAAGGGATTTTTTACAAAGGAGAAGAATACTCATTTAGAACACCTGGAAGACGATATAATTAATCGTGGTACAAAGGGTGGTCGTAATGCTGTAAACTTCTTAAAGTCAGTACGAAATATGCTTGCCGGTTCTTCAGGCAAGAAAGTCAATATGACCGTCAAATGGGACGGAGCACCAGCTATAATCTGTGGTATCAATCCAGAAAACGGCAAATTCTTTGTCGGTACAAAATCTGTATTTAATGTTAATCCTAAAATTAACTACACGACAGGTGATATAAGAAAAAATCATAGTGGTGAATTAGCAAACAAACTTTCAATTGCTTTAAGAGAGTTAGCAAAATTAAACATATCAGGTATTTTACAAGGTGATTTTTTATTTTCAAAATCAGACTTAAAATCAGAAAGTATTGATGGTGAAAATATGATAACTTTTACACCTAATACCATAACATATGCCGTGCCTACAAATTCAAATATAGGTAAAAGAATAAGAAGAGCGAGAATGGGTATCGTATTTCATACTTCATATTCAGGCAAGACAATGAAAAGTTTAAAAGCAGGTTTCGGGACGGTATCAGGCCGTTCAGGAATATCTTCCGTGTTTTTAGCTGACGCTGCTTACAGAGATGTAAGTGGCTCTGCTAAATTAACAAAATCAGAATTATCAAGCTTTGACGCTAGAATTAGAATGGCTGAGGGTTCTTTACTAAAAGCAGGACCTATGTTAGATACAATGAATGTATCAGATAGTTTTTCCGTAGGCTTCAGATTAAAAACTTTCTTCAATCATTACATAAGAAACACACAAGGTCATATGGCTAAAGTAAAAACTTTGGTAGATATGTTTAGAGATTATTACGAGAGTTTTTTAAAGTCTGAAATAGACGCTAGAAAAACAGAGAGTGGTAAGAAAAAATATAAAGATTTACTAGAGACAAATTTAAAATTTATAGACAGAAACAAACAATCACTTTACTTTGCTATTGCCTCTCACGTTACTTTACAAAACGCCAAAAACTTTTTAGTAAATAAATTAAGTGAGATACAAAGTATTGGTCATTTTTTAAGAACACCAAACGGATATAAAGTAACAGCGCCTGAGGGTTTTGTAGCAGTTGATAGAGCTGCTGGTGCTGTAAAATTAGTAGATAGATTAGAGTTTAGTAGAGCAAACTTTACGGCTGAGAAAGATTGGGTAAAAGGATAATGAAGAAAACTTTAGACGAGATTAGACAATATATCAATGAGGGTGTTTACGATCCTGGTATATTTAAAGCCTTCTTTTTAGCAGGTGGTCCTGGTTCAGGCAAAACTTTTGTAACTAAATCTGCTTTTTCTGGCACAGGTTTAAAAGTAGTAAACTCTGATAGTGTATTTGAAAGAGGTTTAAAAAAGGCAAACCTATCTTTAAAAATGCCAGATGAAGAAGAATACTTTAGAAATATAATTAGACAAAGAGCTAAATTAACAACAGGTACAATATTAGATACTTATGTTGAGGGTAGATTAGGTTTAGTTATAGACGCCACAGGTAGAGATAAAAATGTAATACAAAGACAACACGCTATGCTTTCAAATATTGGCTACGATAGTTATATGATATTTGTAAACACAAGTTTAGATGTGGCTATAGAAAGAAATAAAGGTAGACCTAGATCAATACCAGAATACATTGTAAAAAATAGTTGGAATACTGTTCAACAAAACATTGGCCAGTTTCAAAGAATTTTTAGTCCTAATAAGATGTTAATTTTAGATAACAATAGAAGTGAAAAAGAATTGGTAACTTCTACTATAAATCAAGCTGCTAAATTTATTAGAAGTAAATTAACAACTAAACCACAAAATGGTATCGCAATGTCCTGGATTAAAAAAGAACTAGAATTAAAAAAAAGAATATGATAAATTTTAAACAATTTATGAACTTAACTGCTCAAAGAAAATGCCCACCTGGTTTTAGGTTTGATGAGAAACTAAAAGTATGTGTGCCTAAAGGCCAAGGTAGATACTATGGTGCTTATGGATTTGGTGTTTCTAAAAATCAAAATACTTCAGGTGAAACTGAAAATGGTGAGACAGAAAATGGTAACGCAGATACTAGTAATTTATCAGGCAATGGTAACGGCAACGGTAATGGTGGAAACGGACAATGAGATTTAAAGATTACTTAAAAGAAGCAGTCATTGATATACCTAGAAAAGGTTATGCTAAAGGTGTATTTGATGAGGCCGATACAGATAATCCAAAAATAAAAGATAGTGTAAAATCTATAATAGATGGCATACTACAAAAGATAGAAGACAACGAAGGATATTCAATACTAAAAACAGGCTTGATTGGTTCTATATTAACAAAGAGATATAGAAATGACGCTGACTTGGACATTAATGTATTGTTTAGTGTGCCACCTGAAAAACAAGAAGAAGAAAGATTAAGACTATCTAAAAAATATTTGTCTGCTGATTCACCTGTAAAAATACAAGGTAAATTAATACCAGGCACAGAGCATCCAATTAACTTTTATTTCATAACAGATAAACAAACTTATGATGAACAAGAAAGTAAAGCTGACGCTGTATTTGATATAGAAAACAATCAGTTTATAAAAAGACCGAAAGAATTTACTTTTGATCCAGATTTGTATGTAAACGATTTCAATAGAAAAGTACAAGAATTAGATGTTGTAAAAGGTGAACTAAAAAGAGACATTATAGATTACAACGAATTAAAAGACTTATCAACAAATGATGTTTTAAATTTACAAGATAAAATTAAAGATAAGTTAGAGGAAATAGAAGACAGTATTAAAGACATTGTAAAAATAGGAGATACTGTTGACGCTGAAAGAAGAGCTGCTTTTGATAGTGATATGTCACCAGATGAGATTAGACAATACGGTATTAAAAATAGATTACCAAAAGCTGTCATTTATAAGATGTTAGAAAAATATCATTACTTAAAATTCTACAAGTATTGTAAAAAGATATTAGAGGATGGTGTAGTAACTGACAAAGAAATAGACGACTTACATATAAATGAGGAATTAAGAGGTGGCATTTTTAGTGTTTGGGATACCTTAATTAGAAAGACGGTAAAGGCTCCTAGAATTAAAATGGCTTTACAATTATATTTAAAATATTTAAGACAAGGTGTAAAAGACGCTAAAAATAAAGCTGCTCAACACTCTGGTTTACAATATAGAGAATTTGGTTTAGCCGTTGCTGACGCTGGTTTACCTGAAAACTTTACAACTGAACAACGAGAGGGTAACTCCGTAGCATTTACTTTTGGTAGATTTAATCCACCGACTATTGGCCACGAAAAACTAATTAACAAAGTGGCTCAACAACCAACTGACAAATATTTTATATATTTAAGTAGATCACAAGACAAAAATAAAAACCCATTAACACCTAGAGATAAACTAGATGTTATGAAAAAGATGTTTCCTAGACACGCTAGAAATATAGTGGTCAATCCTACTAATATGGTTTTAGATTTAGCAACAGACTTATATAATAAAGGTTTTACAAGATTAATTATGGTTGCTGGTAGTGATAGGGTAAGAGAATTTGAAGGTATCTTAAAGAGATATAATGATAAAAGAAATAGACACGGTTACTATAACTTTGATAAGATAGATGTAGTATCAGCAGGTGAAAGAGATCCGGATGCTGAAGGCGCTACAGGTATGAGCGCTAGTAAAATGAGAGCAGCTGCTGAAAAGGGAGATGTTACATCATTTAAATTAGGATTACCTGCTTCATATAAAAGTCAAGCAGATAATTTAATGAAGAAAGTTAGAAAAGGTATGAACTTAGCGGCTTCTTATGGAGCTTTAGGTCAAGTACACGGTGTAAGTTATAAACCGATTGCTAACTTAAATGAATACGAACAACAACAAATTAGAGATTTGTATATTAGAGAAATGATATTTAATATAGGCGACAAAGTTGATTATGTAAAAGAAGACATACAAGGCAAAGTCGTTAGAAGAAGTACAAACTATGTTGTACTAGAAGATAATAATAACAATTTACACAAAGCTTGGATATGGGATTGTTTACCTGTATCAGCAGATAGAGAGGTAGAAGTGAGAGAACACAATTTAGATGTTGATTATGGCTTCAAAGCCGTATCACAGGTTGAAGAAGATTTAGACGCTCAACCACAAGACAAAGACGTTAAAAAGAAAAAAGGTACACAACCTAAAAAGTATTACAAACAGTTATCTAAAGATGTAAAAGATAAAAGAGCAGATCATTTTAAATCACAAGATACAACTAAAGGGCCTTACAAGGCAGCTCCTGGAGATAAGGGTGCTAAAACAAAACCATCAATTCATACTAAAAAATTCAAACAAATGTATGGTGAAAATTCAATGAACGAAGCTTGTTGGAAAGGTTACAAACAAGTTGGTTTTAAGAAAAAAGGTGGTAAACAAGTGCCTAACTGTGTGCCAGAATCAATGTCAATAGAAGACGCTAAAAAAGTAGAGGGTTATGTTGTAGAATCATATGAAATAGGTGCTGATTACGCTAATCATACAAAAGAAGTAACTCCTGGCGAAAAGCCAGAAGCTAAGCCTATTGACGCTAAAGACAGAGGAAAACCAGATGATAATGTTAAGAAAGAAGATGTTGAAAAATGGGCTTTTTCAGATGAAACAATAGATAAATATAAGAAAAGATACGCCGAAGAATGGCGAAATAAACTGGATGAAGTTGTCCAAAGAATGTTGGAAAAACTATAATGGTTAAGTCATTTAAGGCATATGATAATATAGATGAGACGTGTGATAAGGTAATCTTTGAACACGAGGCTGAGGGTATACAAGAAGCAGAATACCAAGGCAAAAAAGTAAAATTAAACGACCCAATTAGAGGTGGTTCTAAAAAGTTTTACGTCTATGTAAAAGACGGTGATAAAGTAAAAAAAGTATCTTTTGGTGATACAACAGGTCTATCAATCAAAAGAGACGATCCGGCTAGACGAAAAAGCTTTAGAGCTAGACATAATTGTGATAACCCAGGACCAAAAACAAAAGCAAGATATTGGTCTTGTTATCAATGGCGAGCTGGAGCAAAGGTAAACAACTAATGAGTAAATCATTTACACAATTTAAAAAAGGCGACTATGGTTTAGCCGAGGCAAAAGCTAGTCCAACAAACTTACAATATTTAAGAGCTAAACAGGCTAATAACAATCACTTTGAAGTGAGAAGATATATTGCTGATGTTATTTTAAGAGATAAAAAATTAGCAGATTCTTACAAAGCTTTAGAAACTATACACGATACTTATGGTAGAGTGATTGGCAATGACGCCATACAATTAAGACAAAGATTAGAACAAATGTTAAAACAAGATGTAAAAAGAAAAGTCCTAAATTGGGACGAAGTTTGGAGTACACTATAATGAGTAGATACAGAGAAACAATGGCTGAGGCTTTAAGAAAAGTTTACGAAGATGGCCACGAAGATGTATCATCTTCAAAAAGAATGTGTCAGACTATTATAGAAGACGCAACACAAATTAGAACAAAATTAGATTCAATGTCAGCTGAAGACAAATTAGATACTTGGTGGACTAATAAGTTGGCTAAATCTGCTGACAACCTAAACTCTGCTAGAGATTACATTATGAATCCTATTGAAGAAGAATTACAAGAAAGAACATATGACCCTATACAATTTGGTCCTGATAAAGTTGCTAAAGCAATGGCTATCGCTACAAAAAGCTCA